TATGATTCTGTATTGGAATCATATCCAGTTAATTCAAAAACATTATATCCAAATACATCAACTTGTATTTGATATGATGGTAAGGAATTGGAAGCAACATAAAAATGATCAGGTCTTTCAATATAAACATTTTGAACATCAGATATTACTTTATTGTTTCCAAAATCAATAGGAACAATTGAGGAAGAAGCTTTCTTAATTCTTCTTCTAACATCATATTTGTCTAATGGATTCAGTAAAGATGTGCTTACATTAATTGTAACTACATTCCCAGAAACGAAACTTACAGTAACATTTTCAAATCCAGAAATTACAACTTCAGTATTTCTCTGTAAAATTTCAACAGAATCGCCAACAGTTAGACTGGATGAATCTATATTTGATTTTGTAGTAATTGTATTTCCCACAAAAGATTCAATTTGATATCTTGAACTTGTGTTGTAAATCCAAGAATTTGCAAATATTTCTTTTGTAGTATTTCCTTTTCTAATTACTTCTCCAAGATTTTTTGGAGAAATAATATCATTATCTAACAATTCATAATTTACAGTTTCAATATCAAGATCAGATAATACTCCAGTAATTCTAAACTCAACTTTTTTAGTTAGATCACCATCTTCATAACCGTAATAAGTCTCATTCGAAATTAAAGATGACGTTTTTGGTATTGTTATTGAATTTGAAGATTTTACATAACAACCTAAAAATTGATTTACACTTTTATCCGAATAGACAATTTCATTAGATCCAAAGAAAATACTTCCAGAGTTATCAAATCCAACAGTAGAATCAACACTGATAATAGTTGTTCCACTTTCCAATGGTGTTACAATTACTTCTTCAATAACTTTAGTATTTGGTGTGATACCAAATGTTCCAGTGACATTTGGATAAGTATCATCATATCCAACGAAAAAATTAAGTTTATAGTATGTTACACCATTTCGAGTAATAGTTTCTACTTCAGATACGGCAGCACTTGTAAATTCGTCTGTCGTTTTTTTAATTGTTTGACCAACTAGTTTTGTTGGGTTTCCAAAAATATTACTTATAATTGCAACATCCCTTCTGATATATCCAGCATCAGAAGGTTTGATTAAAAATCTTTCAAGATTAATTACACTTGGGGTTTCCCCATATAAAACATTGAACAAAATTCTAAAAGACTCTGGAGTCCCCTTAGATTCATATAAAGTTCTTGCTTCTTTTATAAAGTTACCAACATCAAGATTTTCAGTAAAATCTAATCCTTCTAGACCTGGAGTTAAACTAAATTTTATTTTTTTATAAAATTCCTGTAAAAAGAGAGAACTTAAGTTTTGTACTGAAGAACCAGATGTATGAGAAGTCGCAGAAGATTGAGTAAAAACTAACTCACTATATTGTAAGTCTTTATGATAGTTTGTAACGCCACTAAATCCTCTAACACATCCAGTAAAAGTATTACCTGATATGGAAGTATATGTAATTATTTCTTCATTAATTTTTAAAAGTCCATATCTTGCAGGAAATCCTCTAGTGCTAGATACAGAAATATTAACCGCAGAAGAACTAATATTTTCCTCAAGAGTTGTATAACCAACAACTACTTCTGGAGTAAGATTGTCAAGTTCAATATATTGATCTAAATTTTCGGAAATATCTACAGGACCACCCTGATATTCTTGAGAAATATAATATTGCTTTAAAAATTCTGCAGCCTTTGGACTTTCATCTAAGATAAACTCTGGAAGCTGACTATCAATTATCTGCTGTATTTTTACCCTAGATTCAAAACCCGTTTGTATCATATTACGACCTCATTAATTTCCCGTTTGAGTAACTTGAACGATACGAATTTTTTGTAAAAACAGTACCGGAGATATCCTCTCCAGACGCAATTGTATCCTTTACCATATTTATTTGACTTTTTGAAACATCAAAAGAAACATAAAGATCTTTGAGACCAACAACATCATTTGACTCTGGATATGCTTGTATTTCGATTAGATCATTTTCTAACTCTGTAGATGTAATTGTAACTGTATTAAGAGTTATTTCCCCATTAACATAATTAACAACTCCAGCAGACTCAACAACTACAAAAGGTTCTAATGATGTAGTGTTAATTCCTGCGGAGGTTTGCAGTGGTTTTACAATTGAAATGACTCCGGTTTTACCATCAGGATTTGGAGTATCTGTAAGATACACAGTGTCCGACTGATTTAAAATTTTAAATCCAGTTGACTTGATGTTATATGCAATATTATTAGATTTTTCATTTACATGAAATTGATTTCCAAAACATATCTCATATTGAGCTGGTCGATTGATAAGTGCCTTCAAGTCTCTTCTAATTCTAACTCTAGTAATATTTGAAGTAATTGATGTGTCAGTATTATCAATTACTTGAAGAAGTTTGCTATATTTAAATCTTCCGCCAAATTTATTTAAATCAACAGATTGTGAATATTTGTTAAGTGAATTAGTTATTCTTGTCTTTAAATCAGAAACACTTCCAACTTGATTATAGTTATAATAAACATAAGACTCAACTTCGACATAAAGTATTTTAAGATCTATTATTTTAGGACGTATTCCAGAAACGCTATATTGTATTAATTTTGAAAGTATTTGTTCTTTATCAAAATCTGAAACAAATGTTCCATTTTTTGGTTTAATGCTAATTGATACAGTTCCATACTCTGGAGGATCTAATTCTTCTCCACCAACCACTGAAACTGATTCTGCATTTCCATATATCTTCGATTTGATAATTGTTTCATAATCACTTGCTGTTACTGCTCTATATTGAGAGGAGTATAGGCGAGGAGCAAAATAGCGAATAGAATCAATTGTTTCTATATCAGACCCATTTTGGGCATTTTGATTAGTAGTAACTGTAATTGTGTTTGTTGCGATGACATTCCTATCATCTGCGTCTTTAAAAGATCCGGCAAAAGTAAATGAATCTGCTCCATTCCCATCTTTACCACTTGTGACGATATAATTTGTAGTAATAACTGAGGAGTTTTCAAGTTTTTTACCAAATATTCCATCTCCAAAAAGAAGTTGATACTTTTCGTCTTGAACTTCTTGCACTAAAAAGATTTCTGAACTTGAATTGACATTGAAAATATTATCAACCAAAGAATATAATGATCCAAGACCACTATCACTTAAACCTTTCACATATACTCTAATTGTTGAAGTATCAATGAAAGGGTTATCAAGAACAAATTTTTGATCTAATGATGCATCAACTGTAAATTTTTTAGTTAAAAATGTCCCTTCTCTAATCGTAATATTATCAAATGTTGCAACTCCATTTACAACAGGAACTGTGATACTTTGTGGAATTGAAAATACATATGAAGATCCTCTCACGAGACCTGTGCATACTAATCCAGGTTGTAAAGTAACAGAAGAAGTATATACTGGAGTGCCGTCTTGTAGTGTTTGATCTGGATCTACAGTTATACTAAATGATACTATTGCACTAGCAGCATTTCTAGAATAAGGAACATATCCAATATTTCTGGCAAGTGAAACAACATTTTCCCTTACAGTTGCAGAATCCAAAAAGGATTCATTTACAACCATATTAGAGTTAAATGCTGTAATGTAGGTATTATACGCTAATGTGTCAATTAAAACAGAAAAATTTGATCCTTCAAAATCAAAGTCCGTAAATGTTGAGTTGGCACGGAGATAATCTTTGATTGAAGTTTTTATCTGATCAAAATCTAAATTTGTAAATTGAGTAAAAGGCATTTTATCTTGTTGCCTCTAATATGAATGAAAATTGCTGTACTGGAGTTTCTTGACCAATAATTTCGAACGTAATTGTAACTTCAAATTCGTTTAAATCTGGAATTGGATCAACTTGAACAATCACATTTGTAACTCTTGGTTCATAATTATTAATAACTTCAATAATTTGATCTTGAACAGTAGAAGCAGTTGCATAATCAACAAAATCAAATAAACTGCTTCTTACATTTGATCCCAAATTTGGATTAAAAAATCTTTCATTGGGAATTGTTTCTACAAGATTGCGAACAGAACGAATAATTGCACGCTGATTAATCAAAACTGGCAGATCTTTTGTCACAGGATGTGGATCAAAAGACAGACTAATATCCTTAAATGATCTAGATATTCGAGTTACTGCCATTGAGTATAAAATTTCTTGGATTATTTATGCTCATTTCCAAGAAGAACCATAGTTAGGTTCTGTTCCATACTCCCAATCATCATAATCATCATCATTTCGAATTTTTTCATGCAACTCTTGTTGTTTTTTTAAGTCATGCTTTGGTGCTAGATCATGCATCACTTCCTGAATGACTCTTTTTGGTGGATTTCCATCGTAATCAGTAATTAAACGACGAGTTCCCCACATTTCTCTCATATAATTTGAATCTCGATCTACGGGTAAATTAGACATTTGTGCTCCTGTTTTTGTTAAAAACAGAACTTTTATGAAGGAGGTTCCTATCTCCTTACTTATATTTAACGATGAACCTCTCTTAAGTTATAATTATCTGAATCTAGGTATTTGAGTATTTCTAAAGCAATTAATTTTGGATTTCCTTCACCACATGTATAAACATCGATGGCAATACAACCTTCTTCAGGCCAAGTGTGACAAGAAACGTGACTTTCTTCAAGAGCAATGACGATAGTGCATCCCTGAGGATTAAAACAATGTGAAAAAATGTTCAAAATTGTCATTTTTGCACGTTTTATTCCCCTTTCCATGACTTCTTGAAGAGATGTTGAGTCATTAAGAAGGGAAAAATTGACATTATATACCTCTAAAAGGAGGTGTTTACCCATCGAAAATCTGTCCAATTCAGTTTTGTGCAAAAAATCTATTTATTTGACCCAAAAACCGACTCTATCGTAACTTTTTGATTCGATAAATCGATATCCTTCATAATTTTCTTCTATTTTTTTATTCCAAACCGGAATTGCAATTGAATTATTATATCTAAAGTTTGGATTTCTACGAAATTGCACTTCAATAAGTTTACCACCAATGTATTCGCAGTTAATCCAATCATAATTTCCAACCAAATTTTTTAAAATGACGGGAAAATCTAATTTTCTATTCACTTTTTCCCATTTTTTCCACTTGTAAATCGGATCTTCATGATCCCGAGTGCCTAATATTGTCAATTTTTGTTCTTGCTTATAATAATCAACACTTAAATGCTCACCTTCGAAGATTTCACACCAAAATTCAGAAGGATGAAAGTCATCAGTTGTTTTTTCTATCCATTCTTTACGTGCAAAGCGACTCATTCCAAATAAATTGAAGGAAGGTCTCACAATATAAAAGTCGGGTTTAGGAACTGTAGTCCCAGAAGGACCACAGATATAACCTAAACGCCGACTTAGAAACAATTTATTATAAACCCATAAATCTTCAGAATGCATATGATTCCATTCATCATCACACTCTAAAAGATACATTATCCTTTTCCCTGACCCCTATACTTTTTACGAGCCGAATTACGAGAAGTCGCAGCATACTTGGTATGAGACCCATCACCCTGTCTTGTATTCTTTGGTTTAGATTCAATGATCTTACTACCACTCAAAGATTTTTTAATTGCCATAAGTTATTCTCCAATAATTTCAGTTTCAAGATCTTCAGGTCGTGGAGAACCTGTCTGATAATATTCGATCGACAGATCCTCCATAATGTTGAAATATTCTTCTTCAGAAAGATTTGAATAAATTTTTCTTCCTTTACAAAGAATATTGTAAGTGTCTGTTTTCATCTCAAATGATTCTTGTTTTTTCGTGACCAACGCGAATGCGAGGATCGCACCAAATTTCAAATCCTGCTTCTTTTGCATCCAAACAGAATGATACATCCTCTCCACACATGTCCTGAACCTCTCCAGACTCGAAGACTTGCATCTTGGGGGCAAACCATGGATACTTCATTTCAGAGTGCTCAAAGACGCCGTGTTTGATGAGTAACCAACCAAATCCTGCATAATCCACAGTGAATGGTTTACGACGCTTAGAGATGCTTTCAACGGTCTCATGATTCATTACACCACCATTGTTGCGGAAGTCATCTTCTTCCATCCAATGGGCAACTGAAGTCGTATGTCCGTCTTCTGTTGCATACCAACCTGAGGCAATGTCTTTGTCCATGAGAACAAGCTGCCAAAACTTTTCAGTGTTGAACACAATATCAGAATCAATCCAAAGTTGCCAATCGTATTGTAGTTTGCCGTCCCAAGGAATTTGATTTGGACCACGAAGAACATTTGCCCCAAGACACTTGCATCGGGCAAAGTTCACCATAGAACTATAGTCTTGTGAGATTTGAATGCTTGCACCACTCTGCACTAAATCAAAACAAAGTTGCACAAAGTTTTTAAGATAAGTGTATGAAACACCACGACCAGGAAGACAAAAAACAATAGACTTTCCTCTGACCATTTCTCTTGCCAGATTATAATCCCATTCTTCTGTTGCTGGTTTTTGTGTAACGGGCGATTTTGCTTTTACGGTAAATCCTTTTGCCATAATTGAAATAATTTACTTTCAGATCATACTCTATTATGTATCGTTTGTCAATCATTCTCCCTTTCAGAAAGAATGACTTCATCCCCATCAAGAGTAAAACAAATCTCAGTATCTTCATACCATGAGAGTTCATTCATAATTTGCTCTGGGATTTTAATAAAGTAATCCCCACTGATTGGATCGACCTCTATGGGTTCAAAAATATCTCCGGAATTTTTTTCCATTGCTATAAATTTAAGTTTCGATTTTATATATGAGTCCATCTATTATTTTCGGATAATTTTTTTCTATATTCTGCATCCCTTTCCCAAGAACTCATATTTTCAAATCTTGATGACCATTTGAGATTGTTTATAGAATTATTCTTTTTATTTCTATCAATATGATCAATTTCTTTAAAATTATTTGGATTTGGTATTAAAGTTTCTGCTATGAGACGATGTGTATAGTATTTAATTTGTTTGATAAATTTCCCATGATCATTTTTTATTGATATATTCACTGCCATATATCTGTCATCTGGATTTGATCCTCCCCTTGGATGTTGATTTACTTCTCTTAAAATATCTTTCTTTCCGGTATACCTATTAAATTCTGTCCATACTTTCCCATCCTCGGAAATATAATATCCGTTAAATTTTGTTGGAAATAATTTCATAATTTTTTTTAACTATTATATCAAATTTTTTTGGGAAAAATTTTTTTATTTGAGTTTTATATTTATCTCTCGATCTGGGTCAGTTATAGATTAGGGTAGTTATGCGTTTTTATTTTACCCCCCATCCGCCAATTTTAACTGTCAAACACGAACGAACGATTAGGGCGGCAGAGTATAAAGAACTGCCGCCCACTAACTAACAAGAACCTCAGATAAGTTCGCTCACAATTTCATCACCTGCCAGCGTATAAGGGTCGCCGTCAATATAATCAACATACTCAAATGATGGGCAGACTGACCACGTTTCAGTCTCAATGAAGTGATTAAGTGCAAACTGAGCGAACTTAATTGCACCTTGATTGTTATGGAATTGTCCCAAACAATAGTGCATTGTTTGATTGTAACCCTGCGGATCTTGCTGATCTACAGTTACAAACAGAACGCCCAATCTGCGCCCATCGTTAACATCGAACGAAACATCGTAGCGGTAACCGTCTACAGTGTAGAAGGTAACTTCCTGACTGTAAATATAACCCAGTTCAGGAATCTCATTGTCACGTGTTGCAGACCATTCCAGAGTGTAGCGGGAAAGTGTAGCGGTCATGATTAGATTGCGGTGTGGTTAGGGTGAAATAAGGGGGGAGAATTGTCCCCCCCGTTTGTATCACTTAGCGTAGGTAACTTTCAGCACTTGTTTAGTTTCAACGCCAGCGATTCCACACTTGCGCTCTAGTTCGCGCTCTGCCTTTAATTGAATCTCAAGCGTGGTAACATTGTGAGAATAAGTATAAGAATTGGAATCGCTAAGTGTAACCAAACCCCACACAGATCGGTGAGACTTAACATTAGCGGCAGACATAATGCCTGCAATTTCACCACGAAGGCGCTTAGATTCTGCCTCGCATTCTTTTAACTTAGCGTCAGCAGTTGCCAGTGCGCCCATAAGGTGCTCGACGGTATCGGTGACAATAGCGGCGGGCAGATCGTAGGTTGCCATTGGTTCAGGGGCGGATCGGGTGAAAGGTCGTTTCCGATCCGTTGAAACAACATTAACCGATCGGCGCCAATCCCACAAGCATCAAACGGTAGCAACGGATACCAAAATCCAAACTCATCTCATAAGAGATTCTGATGGGTCAGATCTTGACGGATCGGGCGCTGGCATGGTATCTGCTGCAGCGATTGAATGTTAATTAGAATCAAACAACGATTGCAAAGTATAAAGAATTACTGTCCTTTGAGGATTGATTGTGATTAGAATTAACCACACCACTGACTATAAGAATCACAATCAATCCTGAAAAGAAAGTATAAAGAATTACAAACTCGAAAAGTATAAAGAATTAAGAACTAGGTGTGATTCATTCTTAATTCTTTATACTCTCATCTTACACTTTATTCTTTATACTAATTCTGCAGGACTTCCGCATGATTGATAGAATCGAATCATTCTTTCTGCCTCATCTTTTGTAGTGAAAGATTGTGTTCTCCATTCACAATTGTTATAAGGTGTTTGATACTTGATTGTGAAACCAATTGAATTGATTTGTTTTGAATTGTTATTCATGATGATGTGAATTTAGATGTGAATGTGTGTGCATTCTCGACGAGATTATGTGAGATGATTGTGTGCGTCTCGTCGAGAGTATTGTGTGCGCTCTCGACTAGATTTTATGTTGCAACACAATCAATAGAGGTGAAACATTCTACCCATTCTGCATCAGGATACATGAACGCAACTGCATCATCTGTGAATGAAGTTATGTCACCTTCATAAGCACAATAAGATGTTTTCTCTTCACAATAATCGTCACATTGTGCATCTTCCCATTCAAGTTCATTCCAATAAAGTTCACCATTTTCTACATCTTCATTCAATTGATTGAACTTTTCGCGGGAAACTACAATTTCCTCAATTAGAGTACGATAACGAACCAATGTAACAAGTTCATCATTGGTTGCAGCATCATAATTCCACCCAAAGTTTTCTGCAATTTGTGGGGGAACTTCAGAGAGTTTGATTGTCATTGTAAATAATTTGAGAGGATTTAGAGAAAGGGGGGGGAGGTGAATCCCCCCGTATTGTATCAACCGATCATGGCGGCGATCAACCGGTCACGCTTGCGGATGCGCTTCGGATAGATGAACCACAGATCCCGCTTGCCGTTGCTGGTGCGGATGGCGTCTAGGGTTCCCTCGCGCTCCATTTCGACCATGAGAGCGTGAATGGTGCCCTTATGCTTGGCGGGATTGAGACCCATACCCTTGACGATCTGAGAGCAGGTCTGAGGACCGTTTTGAATCAGGGTGGCGCGGACTGAGGCGCGGATGATGGTGCGGAAGTTCATCGGAGTGGTGTGGTGAACTGAAGGTAGTATGAACGCAAACGGCACCAGAGTCAAGAGGTTTGACCATAAGCATTGCTGATCAGTCAAAGGGTCGCAGGGGGGATCCGATGCTGTAGGATAAGGGGACAATCGGCACCAACGGCAGCAGGGTCGCTGCCTGATCAAAGGTCGCCACCGAACCAGCCATAAAATAATGCCCCGCAAAGTATAAAGAAAGGGGGCGGATGTTGCCCCCTTAAGTATCATCAACCTACGATCTGGTTGACTGTATTTTTAGCAGTCCCATGAGCAGGGAAAGCTATAATGAACTCCCGGTCGGATTGTTGAC